ATCATTTGTTTTTGAGGCATTTTCTAAAGAATAATTAGGTCAGAACGGTGGCGAAGGTGTAGGTGTATTGGGTCGGAATGGTGGCGAAGGTGTAGGTGTGTTGGGTCGGAATGGTGGCGAAGGTGTGTTGGGTCGGAATGGTGGTGAAGCTGTCGGTGTATCTGCCGCGGTAGCATCAGGACTTTGTCCGTGTGTTTCTTTTTCTAAAGAGTTCCTCACAAAATCAAATAATTCTTTGTCAGCTGAAAAGGATATATATCTATAGTGTTTTTTATCAATAGTTATTTTATTACTTTCTGTAAAAGTTATCAAGTCGTTATTTAAAATAGTTTTTTTAAGTTTTTGTAATTTTTTTTCTTTAATTAAAACACGGTCACTTATAGTATTTCCTATTGTTTCTTTTGATTTTAAAACAGGTAGTTCATTTGTAAAATTAAAGCTCATTCTATTTAATGCTGTCGCGAAATGTTGATTTATTACAATCGCATTATCCAACTCTTCCTCGGAATTATTAGCATGTATAATATTGCCAAATAACTTATTGCTCAATTGGGAAGAATTATACATTATCCCTGCCAACAACGAATATTCCTCTTTTCCTTCTGAAATTTCCCTATTTTTAAAACTTTTAACACTTCCTTCTTGTTCGTCGTGTCTTTCTATTTCACCTATAATTATATCTTCGCATTTTTTAATTTCTTCTGCCAATTCCTCCAAATATTTATTGGTTTTTTCTTGTTCAGTCTTTTTGCCCCCTGACAACTTCTTTTCTGCTTTAGATTTGACGACATTAATATCTATTATAAAAATATTGGCTTCTGTATTATTATACCCATCAGTAAAATTATAAGGAATAAACATGGATTCATACCATAATCTATTTGGGGTATTAGTATCACGTAATATAATTATGGGTTTTCTATATGCCAAACTATATGTTAGTAGGTAATCGCTACCAAATCCATCCGCATAAAGAATCATATCGTGTTCTAAATCGGAAAAAATCGGAAAATTATTACCGTCTTTACTATATTTATTATAACTTAGCTCATACGAGGCATCGAAATTAGCTACTGTTGCTAAATTTTTATTTTTTAAATAAAAGGTATGTTCATTAAATCCCTTGGTTATAATATCATATATATCTAATCTTGGTTGTTTACCAGTTAAAAATTGCTTTATTAAAAAGTCTTTATTTTCATTAATAGTTTTTCGTAAATTATTTTTATCTAAATCATTTCCTTCATAGTTCGAGAACATCAGTATTTTTTTAGTAGAATCTTTTTTCATACGGTAGTTACCAATAAACGACACATCGTTATTTTGTATATTATTTGCAATTACATATGAATGTATATCTGGTATTAAGATATCTCCAAAAATCAGGTCACTATTATTTCCTGTAAATTCATATTGGCTTAAAATCGGTAATAATTTACAATCAGAACTTAATCTTAAATCTCTAATTACGTAATTATCATTAGATTTATTAGACAAATGTCTTTGTCCAAAAAAGGGATGAACCAATACGTCGTCACCCTCGTGCCGTATCATCTTAACCACAGGCGTTTCTAGAATATTTATTACAAATTCGTTATCGTTTATTTTTATTGTATGTACATTATTACTACGAGACCCATTTAAGAGTTTTTCTATTAAATCTTTATAAATAAAATAATGAGGTATTAAATAAGAGATTATTTCACTCCCTACAAAAATATTGTATATATTCCCATTTAATGATTTCACAAAAATCGAATTATTTAAACTAGGATTAATCCTCTTTAGTTTTGATATCTTCTCCAGATAATGTTCAACCTCGATATTAATATTTTCTGCTTCCTCTCCCTCTCTCCCAATAAAATTCATCAAAAATTCGGTAGTAAAATTTTCTTCATTTAAATTTAAAATAGGCGTAAAGCTATATAATGTTTCATTTATTATTTTAACATATATACCTACTTTCACACACGAATATATATATTCTAAAGTATTTTCAAAAGAAGAATTATTTATTTCTTGATAAATAGTCAAATTTGCTATTTCATTTAATTTATCTCTGGTAGCCATAGATACATTTTCACAATTGTTTTGTTCGTAAATTACGCTTGGGTTTTTTAATGGACCTACTAAATTTAACCACGAAGATTTGCCTACATAAAATCGGGGGATTTCTATATAATTATTAATTTGTTTCATGTTTGCACAAATATTAAATTTAGCAAATATATTTCTATAATCCGAGTTATATAGATTAAAATTATAATTGAGTGCATGTATTGGTGTTTCTGAATCGAATGTTAATTTTTCTAAATATCCCTTTTCAATAAATTTATTTTTATCATTTTTTTTGTTATATTTTTTAAAATAATGGATGTCAGAGAAGACGGATTTAATGCTTGATTCTGGGTATTCGCTTACACCCTCCGTTTTATATATAGATTCCAATTCTTCTGTTTTCTTAAAAATAAAATATCTATTCAAATCGCTAAACTTCTTTTGTCCAGAATTTCTATTAATCATTTCCTTATACCTTGAGTGGTAAAGGGTATTCTCGAATACATCAGTTGGATGCCTAAACTTAGCCCCTTCCTCTATATTATCAAGAGTAAAACCCATTTTTTTAGCAAATGTAATTAATAATGTAGGATTGACTAAATATTCCATATTTTCAGTTCCTATAGAATCCACATAAACATTTATTTTCTTACCAAAGCCGTTGTCAAAACTACTTGTTAAAAATTCTATTTCCGAATCCAAAGTTATTTTCCACTCGTCTTGGTGGGTATATGACCCCCCATGCTCCTTCAGTTTTTCCAATACCTTTTCGCCATCAAAAGTTGTTAGTACTAGATAACTACCCTTAGATAGAGTTTTTGAACAATTAATAAAAAAATTATTAAGGCGCTCTTTCCTATCAAATAAATAGTGTATGGAAAAAAACATTACGGCGGTGCTGAATTTTAAATCCCCGAGATTATAATGAAGACCTCCTGCATCGGTGTCATCTTCGGTATATTCGATATCTTTTTTCAAAAAGGTTTTTAATTTATTTTTATATTTTTCAGTAGCAATTTCATATTTCCTCATTTTTTTTTCGTATTCTTCTGGGTAAATATCAGCGCCTATTGGTGTATTTTCTAAATTTAATAATTTAGTAGAATCACCAACAATAAATTCTATACTACTATCCTTGGCCCATTCTCTAATTTGTGTATCACACCTAATACCCTTTCTTAAATTCTTTAATCTCTGGATAGCCCCTTCTTTATTGGCGTAATATGATCCCTCTTCATCATCCAAAGTTCTTTCTATATTTTCTTTAGAAATATCAATCCCCAATATTTTGTTATAATTGGCTACTTGCCATTTATATAAATCCCCCCCTACACCAGATGAAAAATCTATGAGCGTTCTTGACCTAATTCTATTTTCTCTCCTGACTATAAATTTTACGTCTTCTGGTGCTTTATTTAAATCTAAATATTGGGCGAGTTTTGATTTATTTTTAGAAGAAACATAAAGTAGTAAATTTTTCTTAATATCGTTATGAAACTTACTTAATGCATTAATTTTAGGCTCGATATCCTTGTCCTTCGTAACTTTTGATATAAACTCTTTGTCTGATTCCGATAATATAACTATTCCATTATTTCTTACTGCTATTGATTTCCATTTCTGTAGAACTCTCTCGCTGATTAAACGAGCAGCAATACCTGTGGCTTCTATTTCTTGTATTAATAATTTAAAGGCATATGGGGCTTTTACGCAAATAAAATCACTTTTTGTAGTCTCTGTTTGTTTCTTCTCTACAATATCCTGTGAATTCTCTAATCTTCCTAATAAACTAATAGACTGTTTCGCCGAATCAACAGCTAAATCCTTATAAATATTTTTATGAGGGTTGACCGCCGATATCAAACCAGTTTTACACGAGATCCAAAATTGATAACTATCCGACCGTTCCATAAAACTCTCTTTTAAAAAGGATGCGGCGCCATGTGAAAGCAGCGCATCTCTTTCCATTTCTCCAATTCTCCCACCACCGCCAGCGGCCCTTCCTCCAACTGGCTGTCTGGCTAAAGCTGTCTTAGAACCTTTACTTCTGGATTGTTTTTTATCAGACACTTGGTGGGTTAATCTTTGGTAAAATGTGGGGCCCATAAAAAAATTTACCTTTAGCATTTGGCCCGTTATACCAGAGTACATTACCTCGTTAGCTGTTTTTTCATAGTTAAGATTTTCCAACATATTACTAACATTCTCTATAATATTACTCCCATCTTCTTTATTAAGCATGGACGTGAAGGGGGCTATTTCACTTTCGCAACCATTTATAGCACATACTTTACCCAATAGAAGTTCAAAGAATTGTGCGATAGTCATTCGACTCGGGAAGGCATGGGTATTTACTATTATATCTGGGACTATCCCATTCGCCGTTCTAGGAAGGTCTTTTTGGGGCAATACCATACCAATTGTTCCTTTTTGTCCATGCCTCGAAGCGAATTTATCTCCTAATTCAGGATACTTATCTTTTCGAATACGAATTTTACAGTAGCGTTGGCCTTCATTCCCCTCATTCATGAATACTTTATCAACATATCCATCTTCGCCACGCCTTACATAATCGCTGCTGTCATAAAGAATATTATTCCCCTCGCTGTCTTTTTCGTTACTTATAACACATTTCCCTACCAGGATATCATTCTCTGTAACTTTTAAATTTTCTTCCACTCTAATAATGCCATTATCACCTAATTTACTATAATTACCAGAATGCATGTTTTTAACATTTGGTAAATTAGCGGGATTACATATTCTTTCAATTATTTTACCATTATCAATTGTATCTCGCTGTACATAGGTTCTGAATTTACTTGATTTAAACAACCCTCTATTAATAGCATCCTTATTCAAAATTATACTATCTTCTTGGTTATATCCAGAAAAGCAACCAATAGCCACAATTGCGTTAATCCCATGTGGTAATTCGTCGGTAAATAAATACTTACTAAACTTACTTTTTACTAAAGGTTTCTGTGGATAATGTAAAATCTGCCCCTTAACATCCATCCTATTTCTATAATTCGACGCATACAATCCTAACGCCTGTTTTCCCTGAGACGTCGAAAATTGATTTCTTGGTGCCTGGTTCATAGATAATCCGGGGATTTGAGCAGCTAAAATACTTAATATAAGCGTTGGGCTTATTTCGCAATAGTCGTATCTATTTGAACTATTTAAATCCGCTGGATTTAAGGCGATTAGAGATGTATTTGCTTCATTTGTATCAATATACTCTATTATACCACCATTTTCTCTTAAAAATTTAATTAAATTAGCTGGTATTTTTTCTTTTGCCGCCGACGCCTTTGATTTGCTTGGTTTTTCGGGTGTATAGTCTAATAGTTCATTCGTCACATAGCATTTTTCATCGGTGTCCTTAATATTTTCAGTTTTATTTAAACCTATTAATAAATTCTTCCAAGTTATTTTATCAGATTTATCTAATTTATTAATTAGCGACTGCGTAAGTCTAATTTTATTATTTTTTTCTACAATAAATACTGGTCTTATTCCACGTCCCGAATCAGTCGAAATGCTAATAATGTTATTCTGTTTATCCCAGTAGATAGAAGTATATATATTTATATACCCGTTGCGTTTTAAAAGTTTTAAAAGGGTAAAAAAGTATAATGGTTTTTCAATATAGCCTTTAATTCTTTCATTTAAAAAAACACGGGTATTAGCAAAAACCGCTTTATTTCCATTAATCTTGCTTTTGATATCGACTACCCCTAACATATCAATCAATCTATCTAATAAGAATGAACTTGTTCCTGACGTAATTAAGGCAGTTATTGATAAATTTTTTCGAATACCAATATTTCCCCCATCAGGCGTTTCGGAAGGACACATAATACCCCACGATGAACCGTGTAGAGAATGAGGGGCTCGGACTTTTGCGCTTTTTGATAATGGTGTATTAATTCTTCTTAAATGAGATATGAAACCTATATAACTTATTCTTGTTATATCTTGAACTACTCCAACCTTACAAGGCGCGTCTTTTAGTCCCCAGCAGTTTTTAAAAGCATATAGCATACCATCATTAACGATTGATTTGTCTATTAAATGTGATGGCAGAATCGAGTTATTGAATTTATTATTATCTATAAATTTATAAAAAAGCTCATCGTCTATATTTTCTATATTTATTGAACTAAATTTTTTAGTATATCCCACTCTTAAAACTTCTAAGAGTTTATTTTTTATTCTGAAATATAAATCCCTAAATATTTGCGAAAGTAAATAACCAGATATATCGATTCTTTTATACATATAACTATCTCGGTCGGTCTCAGGTTCTATTTTTAATAAAACATGAATTGCTTTTTGTACCATATAAGCTAAAAAATACCCTTTTTCCAATAATCCTTGTCCACAATGAGGCAATAAATGATTTTTTAAAATCTCCATTAAACACTTATGTTTCATATTATAGCTTTTAGGCGCGTTTTTCATAAAATTTTTAGACATGAGTGGAAACAAGTAATCTAAAGCATCTTTTTGGTTATTGATTAAATGACTACTTTCGTTCACACTCGCTGTTAATATCTCGCACATTTTAGCATAGTATTTGGAGTAATTATTACTGTTAATCCCGCTATTCTCATTACAAATTGTATTTACAATTTCTCTATCGCTGTAAAACCCTAAAGCTCTAAAAAGTATAAATAATGGCACTTCTTTTTCAATCATAGGAATTTTTACACGAATTGTATTGTCAATAGTTAAACCCTTACTTTGTTTATTAAATTTTTCTTTTAAAATACATACCCGTGTTATCCTTGGGGGTATAAATTTGTTTTCGGCGGCGGAACGTATATTCGCTATAATTTTATAATCAGGGTCGTTCTTTTTAAAATTAGCATAAATCTTATTATTAATATCTCTTTCCTGTGCGACAATAACTTTTTCTTTACCGTCTATAATAAAATATCCACCCTGATCGTGCTTGCATTCACCCACTTCTGTCAAAGAGCGGTTTTTTAAACTCACTAAAGAGCATATATTTGACTGAAGCATAATGGGTATATTACCAATAGTGACTTTGGGATACATATTAATGACTCTATTTTTTTGTTGGTAAAACTTAATTAATTGATTTCTTCTTTCTTTATTACTTAAAATTTCTATTTCATCAGAAACCTCACCACTCTCTTCGATTAATTCTTTTTCTAATTCTTCTTCTCCAACACTAAGTTCAGTATTAATACTTTCATGTGGATAATGTGTTTTATAATTATTAACTTGTTTAACAACTATTAAATCAGCTGATAATTCAGCCGTGTATGTAAGATTTTTTAATCTTGCTTCATTTGGATATAACACTTTTTTCAAAACCGTCGTTCCTTCTGGTGTTTTTTTCTTTTCCTGTATAACGGGTTTTCCAATGTATATACCTTGCGCGTCATCGACTACGTCAACTATCTTTGTTTTATCAGAATTAAAAACAGGTGTCGCTCCAACGTATATATTTATTTCGTGTTTGAATTTTTCTAAATCTTTATCATATTCTTCTTGTAATCTAATTCTTTTTTCAATAGCTAATCCATTTGTGGCTAAATTATATTGTTTTAAATATTTATCTAACTGCGCGGTGGTTAGTTGTTCTATTTTAATACTGTTACCAAATTGAACACTTATAGGGTTAAATTGTTTAATTGTTTTTGGTATATTTTTTTCTAAAAATGTATTATAGGAATCTATCTGATTCTTTGTTAAATAATTGTTTGTATTTTTGAAATATGAATCAATAACTTTCCAGACGGCCTTGTCCCAATTTAATTCGCTCATTATAATATAAAAATAGAATATTTTTATATATTAATTTTATTGTTGTATACCACACTGTAAATATATGTCAATTCGTTTTTCCATAGTAATATTATTAAATACATGAGATAACCATAGTAATTTAATGAGTTCATCTGTTTTATTATCGGATATTTTAACAGGATCGAACCGATTTAATTTTAATATAAGTTTCTTTTTAAACGAAGCTAATTCGGTATTAAAATTTTTATAATTATTTGGTTTATTTTCAAACTCGATTGAAGCTAATCCGAATTTAGAAATATCACTTTTTCTAACAAACTTATCCATATTATTTTAAAAGACATTAAAATAAAAATTTAATCTTAATATATTAACATATGGATAATCAACAATTAACTTATGCATTTGGCTTCTTATTCCTTTTCGTATTCTTTCAATTTATTATGACGTTTCACTTTTATTTTCAATTAAGAAACAAAACAGGGCCCCGCGGACTTAGAGGGGAACGTGGTGTTCGTGGACACAAGGGCTAGAAGTCTTATTTGCAAAATAAAATAGAATTAAGGGCAATATTTCATTAATATTTTCGTTAATTTGTTTCTGTTCTTCTAATATTAATGTCGTTTCGTTATCTAAATTAATATTTTTATGTAAATCTAATATACTATATAGACTTTCGATATACCCATTCATTTGGGTGGATGAATAATTTAGTAATATACTGAGTTTATTAGAATTGGTAATTTTAATTTCCTCTTTTTCATAATTTTTTAATAACGATTTATATTTGATTAAAAAATTAATGACGCTATCTATATCACTTAAATGACTATTCATTACTTTATTTTATAAAAAAAATATTTTAATATATCGCAAGTTAAAGCTTTTAATTTAATATTAATTAATGGAATTGGTTCCAAAAAGCTTAGATAATTTTATATATAATAAAAAAATAGCACAGAGATTGAAAGTATATAATTTAAATTTTATAGAAAATTTAATATTTTTTGGATTAAATAATTCTGGTAAAAGAACCCTTATTGCAGGATTATTAGACCATATTTCGAATAACTCCATTGTAAGAAATTTACGTTCTTATAGCTTGAAAATTAACAATAATAAACTAGAAATTAATTTTATAGAATCTAAATATCATTTCGAAATAAATCTTTATGAATACGGTAACTACGATAAAAATATTATAACTGAGTTTTTAAAATATATACTTACTTTTAACAACGTGACTGAATTAAAATATAAAATAATAGTTATTCATCATTTTGATAAAGTAAGTAAAACAGCGCAATTGGCATTAAGAAGGATAATAGAGCAATATCATAAAGTCGGGAGATTTATATTATGCTGTGAAAATATTAATAAAATAGACGAGGCTCTTCTTTCTAGATTTGTATATATACGTGTCCCGCGACCAAAACCCGAAATTATAAAAATTTATATAACATCCATGCTACAAAAATTTAATAAATTAACTGATAAAAATATAGTGGATGCTATTTTAGATAAATCGGATAAATGTATTTATAAAGTCTATTTACTGTTATATAATTATATTAAACTAGGCAAGATAGAAAATTTTATAATCGAAGAAGAATCTATTATTCAACCTATACTAGTTGAAATAGAAAGACCTAATTTAAAGTCAATGCTTAAAATAAGAACTATAATATATAGATATTTGCTGTTAAATTTTACACCTACGATGTTATTTTCTTTAATACGCTCTTATTATATTAACAAATTACCAGATGAAAAAAAATATAAATTGATTGCTATATCGTCGACCGCCGACCAATTTATGACTTCAATCCCCTATGATATTTTTGCGTTGGAATTTTTAATTCTAAATATTAAACATCTTTTAGCTTAAAATACCACATATATATTCTACTCTTTCAAAAATTATAATTAACGTATTAATTAAATTATTTTCATTTATGTCATCATCGTATTCATACCGCGTATCAATTTTTTTATTAATAAGCATTAAACTCTGGCATAACGTCAGAGAATCATGTATATTATTTATATTTGTGTAATTATGTAATAAATTTTTATCGTCGATACTGATATTATTTTTTATTATAGCTAAATAATCATTTATTAACAAATTTAATATTTTGAAATTTTTTTTTATGGATACTTCTAATTTAATATTATCCCAAAATACTAATTTTAAATACTTCAACATATGTTTATGGCTCAGGGCATCGTATTCTATATTTTTGAATGTATAATATTTTAAATCTCTTTTCCAATTTTTATTAAGTCTTTTTAAATTATACAAAATTTTATTTAAAAATCCATTAATATTTTTTTTATATGTATTTTCTATATCTTTTTCCAAATCCATGTCATCTATTTCAGAATAAAATTTTTTATAACTATAAAATAATTCACACAATAGGTCTTTCTGTAAACTTAAGTCCTCTGGCTTGTAATTCTTGTATAAAATATTGAAGGTGCATATTTTTTTAGCAAGTATATTAAAATCTTTTATAATAGGTTCTTTTATAATAGTAAAAATTTCTTTCGCACGGCCCCATAATTCGTTCTCTTTATCCGACAAGTTTGTCGATAGTAATTCATTTGGGAATTTACTTAATAGTATTATAGTAGAAAGGTTATTTCTTATTTTATTCGATATAGAGTATTTTTTAAATAATTCTACAATAAATTCATCCAACTGTGATTCTTTTTCTAATTTGTTAAAAAGAATTGCTAGATTTTCTTCATTAGAAATTATATCCCATTCTTTTAGCATTTTCATGTTATTAAATAATGTTTCCAACGACATTACATTATATAATTATTTTTATATCTATAAAATAACGAATATAGCCATAGATAAATAAATATATTAAAATAAATTTGATTTAATAAAATAATAATTGAACCATATCACTTGATAATAATGACAGTTAGTTCAGTAAAATATATAGCACCTCGTTCAAATAGGCATAATAAAGTTCATAGGAGGTGGGAAAAAATTAATGACGGGAGGGGTCTTAAAAATCTCATAATTACAGTAAATAATATAGAATATTTCTACCCACCAAAGGCAGGTGTAATAATATTTAATACAAATTTAAAAAAAATTCTAATAGTAAAAAATAAATCGATTGAATCAGCAAATAAGTTTAAGTGGGGAATCCCTAAAGGGCATATAGAAAAAAACGAATTACCTCATGAATGTGCTATGAGAGAACTATATGAGGAAACTGGAGTAAGATTAAATATTTACCGTAATTCAAAAAATTGTATAAGGTGTATTAATAACACCATTTACTATATATTTTCAATACCAGAAACAGAGTTAAAAATATCTCCCGTAGATAAAAAAGAGATTGCCAAAGCGCAATTTCATTATATAAATAGAATTAAATCTTGCTCTAATCTAATAAATAAGGAGCTGCATAAAATTACAAAAAATTACATGAAATTAGTTAAAAAAAAATGTAAATATAGGAAGTAAAACCGCCAACAAAATTAGACCAGTATTTTTTGTTTTTACTATAGTTGATTGCTTATAAAATAAAAATTTGATTTAACTATAATTAATACTTGTTATTATTAATTCGGTAATCTGTTTACTTATTCCTCTCATTTCTATCAATCAGATGTCTGCCTCTTTTACTGTCCCTCCCGTCGCGAGTATTGTTGTCGGATGCGCTGACCGCTCAGGTTCCATGATGTCATATGGTCAGTCTGGTGTTGGTGGTCAATTTTACGAACAATTGAAAATGCTTTGGACTACCGCGAATGACAGCAACATTCCTACATTCTTTACTTTGGTCACTTTTGACGAGATGATGGAGGTTTTTATCGAATACTTCCGTTTGGACGGAGTGAAGATAGAGGATTTACCGAGCCTTCAGGATTTTAATGGAGCCCTTCGTCCCAGGGGTTGCACAAAACTGTATGATTCAGCAGTTCACTCTCTCGATATGCTGACTACACAGAAGGCACATTACATTAGCACTCTTCCTACACTTCTGAAGCGCCTTGATCCTGTTATCGCTACTAGTTTTGTTCTTCTTACCGACGGAATGGACAACGCAAGCGAGGCCGGCAGTGCTGACGTTTTGCGCGAGATGATGACAAAGCTTAAGAAAGATTCCTCGTTTACCAGCATCTTTTTGGGGGCCAATATTAACGCGGTTGAGACTGGTGCACAAATGGGTTTCTCCAAGGAGACTTCTGTTCAGATGAATTGCAGCGCCGGTAGCGCAAGTCAATGTCTCAGAGCAGTTAGTAATTCTCTCCAGCGCGCTACTACTGGTGATAGCACTCAAATCGAACTTCCACCTCCAACAATAATCCCCTACAGCTCCACACCACCGACTATGCCACCTCCTCCCCCTCTCCGACGGTATTAAACACTAACTATAAAAATTTAATAATATTTATATAATTATTTTTTTATACTTTTTTCAAAATTAATTAACGCTGATTTAAAATTAATACATGGGGTAAATATTATATTTCTTTTTGATTTAACTAATATAATAGCCTTTTCTAATGTAATTTTTAAATATTTCATTAAATAAGCTACTATTACTGACGCGGACCGTTGTTTCCCAGCATGACAATGTATTAGTATATTCTTATTATTTAGCAGAGAGGTATGAATAAAGGTTGTAATTTTAGGTAGAAATTTTAATAAATTTCTTATTTCACTTTGTTCTAAATTATCATGGATAGGAATTCGGATATTTTTTGTAGTTTTAGTATAAAACGGTATATCTTTAGAGCAATTAATTACTATATCCATATTATTAATAAATTCTTCCGTCTGAGAGTCTATTATATTTCCTAACCATAAACCTGATAAAATTTCATTAGCACTTGCTGTCATTAAATTATAATAAAAATCTATTACTATAATTTAACGCATCTTATGGATTAAATTGGGATTATATATTTAATTTTACAAATAGGACATTTCAATTTATTACCATACTGATATTTAATACATTCTACAAGGCACATTTTATGAGACCATCTCATAGAACCCTTGCACTCACAAGGTATATACAATTTTTCGGAACAATTTTGATGGTCATAACAATATCTACATGATAATTCATAAAAAAATAATGGATTTCTCAATACTCTATCGGGTTTTTTTTTAAATAAACGTAACATTATATACACTTCTTATATTTTTTATGGATTTAGTCGTCGTCTTCAGAAGATTCAATCATACAGTTATTATCTAAATAATCCCCCACATCATTAACAGTTGCGCCCGTTTCAATAGTATCTTCGGCTTCTGTAATTACCAATTTATTGCATTTATTACGAAGTTCTTCTTTAAATTGTTCGTAGTCCGGTATATTAGACAGCATTAGACGCCACCCTTTTACTTCTCCTACCCATTTAGACCGATAAACCTTAAAATCATTTTTAATATCATATGTGTCCCCCGTAATAAGAATACTATCACTCGATTCGGCAATCTTGATCTTATTTACCTTAACTACATTTACAGGGTCCTTTTTTTTAGTATTTTTAGTTTTAACAGGACTTTGGGTAGATACTCGCCTCTCTAATTTTTCTAATTTTTCTAAAACCGAATCCAATTTGGATTCAAGCGTCGTTAGTTTTTTAATAATTTCTTTGGTTTTAGACATTTTTTTAATACAGAATATAAACAAATATTTTATATCAAATTATTTTTAATATTAATTATTTTTATAAGTTCTTGCTATGGATAAACATTATAGGGGGCAAAGGGGTTAGTATCTATAGAATTTCTATATATGGGTAGATTTGTGAAATTGTTTGGATTTGTGAAATTTTCAGTCGACTCTGGGGGTTCGACGGGTTGCAGATCTGTTTGTCTTGCGGCTTGTCTTTCGGCTTGTCTTTCGGCTTGTCTTGCGGCTTGTCTTGCGGCTTGTCTTCTTGTTTTTTCAATTTCTTCTTGGATTTCATTAAACATTTGTTCTGCCTCTTCAGGGTCTATTAATTCCAAAATTAAATCATACTGTTCTTGAGAACCACCTACTTGATATACTAAATCTGCCCAGAAATTACGGTTTCCAAACATAGGTTCCGCCCCCCATAATCTATCTAGTCGACGCGATTCTTGCCTTTCAAATTGTCTTTCAAGTTTCCTCGCTTCCTGTCTCAATCCTTTTCTCTCTAATATTCTAACTTCTCTCCGGGCTTCTTGTCGAGCCTCTTGTCTTTCAAATTGCCTATCTTCTTGGCGTTCTTGTTTCTCTATTTCTCTTTGGTATTGCCTTTCAAGTTTCCTCGCCTCCTGTCTCAATCCCTTTTTCTCTAATCTTCTTATTTCTTTTCTCTCTTCTTTTCGAGCTTCTTGTCTCGCTGCTATTCTTGCTTCCCTTCTAGCAGTTCTTCTTTCATTAAG